CTAATGCGTTTACAATTAGTTTTAATCTTTCTTCAAAGTCACCTCTAAATTTACTACCAGCAATTAAGGCATTAACATCTAAATTCCAAACAATATGATCCTTAATATACTCTGGAACATCTTGTTTGTTTTTAGCTATACGTCTAGCAAGTCCTTCTACTACTGCTGTCTTACCAACACCAGGATCACCTACAATTAATACATTATTTTTGTTTCTTCTTGCTAATATCTGTTTTAATTGATTTGTTTCATCTTCTCTACCTATAACAGGATCAATTTTTTTATCAAAATACTTTTGATTTAAATTTTCACAATAGCTTTTTAATATTCTATCTGCTTGATTTGGTCTTAATTTTTGTTCTCCACCATGGTGTGGTTGTTGCCCACTCATTACTGCCATACCTTCGTCAAGTATAGTTTCTGTAGATACTAGATCTATTAAATCTTGTTTTTTTACATTATGTTTTTTTATAAAGAATGAAGCATAACTTTTCTTCTCAGAAAATATAGATATTAATATATCAATAGAGCTAACATCTTGTCTACCCTGGAATAGTGCTTGAGTAAATGCTCTATTCATTAATCTTTCTAATGAAGCAGTTTTTCTTGGAACAACTTTATCTTTACTTTTTGCTACAATATCATTACATTTTGTATCTAAATAATCTTCAACATCTTTTATTAAAGTTCCAACTGGAACCTTAAAATCAACTAATGTTGTGCCGATATATTCATCTTTGATTAGTGCAAGAAGTACGTGTTCAATTGTTACGTATTCGTGTTTTCTTTTTTCAGCTTCTCTTACTGCGTTTTCAAATATATTTTCAAGACTTTCGTTTGCTTCTAACACGTTCTCCACTCCAATCTATTTTGCCCGAATTTATTGCGTCCCAGGTTTTCACATCTCTGTCGTCCCAATAGCATTCCTGTTGAATACCTGCTATTAAATATTCCACATCCTCTTTGCCAATTGGCCTTTGTTTTGGTTTGTATGTTCCGTCTAAGATTTTCCATATTTTTTTCTTATCTTTTCTGCCCTCTTCTTTGCCATTTCCCATGATAGCTTTGAAACTTTTTGATTGAACGTTATACCGTTTAAGTGGTCTAGTTCGTGTTGAAAGCACTTTGATTCCATTCCGTCTAGATGATTTAACAATGTTTCTCCTCTTATGTTTTGCCATTTAACTGTTACCTTTTTTGGTCTAAGTACTTTAACAAACACACCTAAAAAACTTAAACATCCTTCTTCGTCTAAAACTTTTTCTTCACTTTCTCTAACGACAGACGGATTCCACATTATAACAGGTTTTTTAAGTTTGTCAAATGTCTCACTACCAATTGCAAAAAATCGTTTGGTAATTCCTATTTGATTTGCCGCTAAACCCATTCCTCTGCTTTCTATCATTAATTTTATCATATCGTATTCAAATTTTTCTATATCGTTGTAACCTTCGATTGAATCGTCTTTAGTCCAATCAGAACTTACTTCGCTTAATGTTTTGTGTGGATATTGAAATACTTGTATCATAGATCTTTTATTTTTTTTAAATCTCCCGCCGATAGTTGTGGAATTAAAACCACTATTTTTACATAAAGGTTTCCTCTAATATTTAACGTTTTGTGTATAGGCATACCTTGACCTTTACAATTAATTAATGTTCCTGGTTGTGTACCTGCAGGTACTTGTACTTTTATTATAGAGTCAGTTAATGTTTTTAAATTTAGTTCGCAACCACGTATTGCTTGAAAACAATCAATAGTTTTTTCAGTATATAAATCATTTCCTTGTCTTGTATAACCATCTGAATCTAACACACTCATCTGTACCATTAAGTCTCCACGTGGCACACCTTTAAGTGAATTATCTCCCATTCCTTTATATCTAAAAGTTATACCGTGTTGTACTCCAGCTGGTATTTTTACTGTTGCAAATTCTTCTTTACCTGAAGGCAATGTATATGATATAGTTTTTTCATGATTCATCATTGCTTCTTTTATTGATATTGACATACGTACATTAATTGATTTGTTTCCACGTTGTCTTGATCGAAATGTTCTTGTTCGCATACCAGGACCACCAAACCCAGAAAAAAAATCTTCAAATATATCTTCTCCAAAAAAGTCACCAGATCTAAAACTAAAATTTCCACCAGTACCTGGTTGTCCGTATTTTCTTATTGTATCGTATTCTTGTCTTTTTTGAGTATCTTTTAATGTGTCGTATGCTTCGTTGGCCTCTTTAAATACTTTTTCATTTCCGCCACGATCCGGGTGTTCTTTTTTAGCAATATTTTTAAATGCTTTTTTAATTTGATCATTAGATGCATTTTCAGACACACCAAGGATGTCGTAATAGTTCTTCATTTATAATATTATATAATAGATTGACAGAATGTCAATGTTTGGTAATTATTTTTTACCGTTTGGGATTTTTGCACCCGGCTTACCAACATATAAACCAAAGAATGCCGCGCCGGCACCAACGATAGTTGATATGTACATAGCTTGTGAATTTGTAGGATCAGGTAACTGCATAAACCAAGTTACTGATTTATAAAAAGCAAAAATATAAGCCAACATCACTAATCGAGGTATAATTCTAAACTTGTCTAATAGTCCTGCTAATTTATTATACCATGTAGGTGCGTCTTCACCGGTATCAGGAATTAGATCGCTTTTTTTTACTTCGTATTCTTCTGTTGTTTTTTTAACTTTAACTAAATCGTCAGCCATTATTTTATGCCCTCAATTTTAGCATTTCTTTTTCTATGACCATTCCAAGCCAAAAAGCCACCTACTCTTAATGACCAATATGACAAGTAGTTCATAGTATAAAAGCCATTAACATAAATGTTAATATCTCTAAATGTTTTATCCATCCATTTTTGATCTTTAATGCCAATAGTTTCTTTTTTATTTTTCTTTAATAGTGTTGCATACTTGTAACCGTAGTCGTGTACAAGTCCACCCATTAATAATACTCCAACTGGAGAGAAAAAAGTTCTTAGGAATTTTGGAATACTTGCACCATCAAATGTAAAGCCGGCAGGTATCACATAATCAGTTCCGTTTATGTTGTAATGCCAATCTTTTGTGACAGTCCAGTTTCTTGTTGATAGTATCCACATTAATATACCTTTAAAAAATCCTATACCTTTTGTAGATATTTTTAATGGTTGCATATGTGGAAATTCTTTATATGTAAATTCTACTTTAGGTGGCTTTCTTTTATCTAATACGTTTATAAGCCAACCTATTAGAATAAAAACAATCACTAAAGTCCATTGCCAAAATTTCATTGCAAGTGCTATTATAAATTCCATGTTTTTGTTCCTTTATTATTATATACGTATTTATTGAATTGCACCCTCAACAATACCTTGTTTAACGAGTTTTTTTCTATTAATCATGTGTTGTTTTTGTACATCTTCTTTAGCGCCACCAAAATAAGATACTGCATGGCCTTCTTCACATAATATATCTGCACAATTACGACCGTCTTCAGTTGTAAAATTTCCTAAGATACGTCCAAACTTACCCTTCATATCTTCACCTTTTTTGTTTACCTGTGTTTTTAGAATAGCAGTCTCACCTAACAACTCTTGTAATCTACTTTTAGCCGCTAAACCAAACTTCTTTTCTATGTCATTACTTGTTCTTGATTCGGGTGTGTCTATTCCCATAATTCTCACACGTTCATTTTTTATCCAAACGCCAAAACCTAAGTCAATATCAATATCAACAGTATCTCCATCGATTACTTTTAACACTTTACATCTGTATTCGTACATTATTCTTCCCTTATAATATATTTGATTGGTTCATCTGATTTAACAACAACTTGTTTGTCAGTTTCCATATTTTTAAATGTAATATGGTTAGGTTTAATCTCATTAAACTTTCTAACTTGTAAAGTTTCTGCTTTACCTTCAAACCAGTAAGTTAATTGTGCTGGATGTCCTACTATCCAATACCATATGTTAGTTAGAATTCTCATCTGTCTCGTAATATTTTTTGTATTCTTCTAGTAAGTTAGTTGTTTCTTGTAATTTTTGTCTTATTTGTGCAAAGTTTTTAGCAAGTATTTGAAAATCTTTATCTGTTACTCCAAATAGTACAGGATCAATTCCTGCCGCTTCTAGTTTAGCAAATACTTCTTCTGCATTTTCACTTGTAATAATAATCCATTTAATTTCTTCAAGTTGTAATGCAGTTGGCATTGGATAATCTAGATTTTTTCTAGGTTCTTCTACTTGAAATATTTTAATTTTCTTTTCACCACCAATACTGCAACCAGTAAGGAAAATAATTAGTGCTACTGCAAATATTTTATTGATATGGTACATAACTTGGGTTTGCTAACGCCGGGCATTCCGGGTTTATCTCCGATTTTAAAGTTGCTTTTAATTCTTCTTCTGTGTGTTCGGCGCCTGAAGCCAACTCAATACATCTTTGAGCATTTTTGGCACCTTTGTTTATAATTCTTTCAACTGATTTTGTTCTGTCTATTGCTAGTTTTCCAACATCTCTGTTCTTTTTGGTAAATCTTTTATCTAAATCTTCTAGATCTTTTTTAAATGTTTGTATTAATTCGTTTAATTTTTTATTGCTTTCAAGTATTGCTTCAAAATCTGCTTTTTGTTGTTCTAATAGTTTAGTTTGCGATTCAATACTTTGTTCTAGTTTTATTTGATTTGTTTTAAGAATAGCATTATCAGATCGTAATTTATTCACATACATAACACCGCCGGCTATACCCGCGATGATAATAACAGTGAATATCATTCTTATTTGTCCGAACATTATATACGTATTTATTGAATTAGGCCAGGCTTGTAAACAGTTTTGCCGTTTTCTTTAAGTGCAGTAAGAACCGATTTTCTATTCTCTTCTGAATTATAACTTACATGAACCCATCCAGAATCTGGAATACCTGGTGTGTAGAATTCTAAAATTAATTGGTCGAATTCAAGATTATCTTCAATCCATTTAGCAACATCATAGTTTGGAGTGCCTGGACATTCTATATCTACTGCTTGTCCTTTACAATGTTGTGAAGTATTTGAGCCACCAATTGCATAATTTAAATCAGCACTTCTGTAACCAGATGTTATAATTGTTACACCAAAGTTATTTCTTATTTTTTGAACAACATTGGTAAAAAGTGCCTGTGCATTATCTAAATGAATCGAACCTGGAGTGTTATCAATGCCCTTACGAGTGGCAGTTTGACTTTTTGTATATTCTGATAACAGGAAATTTTCGCTTAATCTTACCATCCGCTTTTACTTAACAGAGCAGACTCCTGCCCTTTAGAAAAAACGAACCTATCTTCTGTAGTTTTGGTAATTTGGAATGGACCAAAGTATTTTGTAAGAAACATACATTCAGCCATGGAGTCTTGATCAATTTTAAATGCTTTCACTTCAGTCATTAATGCTCTTGTTTCTCCAAATGCGTGTAATTCAAAATTTAAATTTTCATTTGAACCTTGTTTTTTAACACTTATAATATTATTGTTTAGTTTAAATTCCATCATAGCAAATTTATCAAAAAATGAGTGTATCTCACCTAATCTTAATTTACTAATTTTTTGTGTGTATGCTATTGGTGTTCTTGGTAAAACATCTGCTAGGTTTTTAGGTGATGCTTCAAACGGTACTGGTCTTTTATGGTATGTAAATTCAAAAGCTTCAATGTTTGTAAGTTTTTTTAAGCCATCTAGAAAGTTTAAAATGTGTTGATCAACTTGTTCTACTCTAGCAAATTCAACAAATACTCTATGTTTGCCATCTGACATAGTTCCTGGAGTAGCATCTGCGTCTAATACTTCTTTATATCCTGTTTCTGCAAAACGTTCTAAGTCTTTTGCTGGTGCTAAAGAATCAACAGTGAAAGCAAGAACCATAATGTTCTTATCATCACCCATTTTGGATTTAAATTGATCTACGGAAAAACGTTTATTAATAACGCCTTCTAAATCTCCAGCTTTTAATCCTTCTTTAAGTAGTTGCATCTAAACTATTTAGGTCCCCAGCCTGTACGTCAGATTCATCTTGATTTTCAATTTCATCTTTACCGTGTTTAAAATTACCAATTAATTCTTTTGGCATTTTAATTTGTACAACCCAAATATCATGGGCGTCAATTTTACCCTTTGTAGTACCTGGTCTGTAATCTTCTGGAGACTTTATTTCTCTTGGTTTTAATAATTCGTCTTTTGCATATGTAACTTTACAACCTCTATCTAGTAATCTTTTACCACCATCAGGATCAGGCATCTTATCTGCAGGCCACATAAATGAACAAGTTACGAAATGTCTTGAATCAACTGGTCCTGTAAGTAATTCTCCGTCTTCCCAATTAGCAAAAACATAGACGTCTAGCTCATCCATAACTCGTTCGAAGTCTTTTAGTATGCCCAAAGTAGGCCCTACTGCGTATAAAGACTGTACGTTACGAATTATATCTAATACATCATGCATAATAGTCTTATTTAGTGAATTTTAACTATTGAGAAATGTGTTAATTGCTTCAGCATACCATTGTTTATAGTGGTCTAATATACGTGAATACGGTATATTGTCTTTTTCTGCAACCGGTATACCAGGTAAGTCGTTTTTAATAATCTTCTCATTTACAAGGTCTAAAATTACTGTATATTCTAGCATTTTGCCAGAACCTATTTTTTTCTTAGATAATTCAACAAATTCATCAAATTTTTTATCTGGTTTAAAAACGTATTTTACACAAAAATATCTTTTTTTATTATGTTTATTGCCCATTGTCTAATCTTGCTAGTTTAATCATTACACTTGCTAGATTAATTTCTGGATCTGCAACAAACGAATGATCTACTAATCCTTGTTTTATAATTAGCACCGCTTTATCTTGTTGATCTTCAACTTTGGATATAATATCTAAATTATCATATAACCATCTATATATTTCTTCACACTCTTCTGGTCTTGCTTGTGAACAAACAAGTTTTCTTGCTTCGTTTATTTGTCCTGCTTTAAAAAGTTCAACCATTTGTAGTCTATAATCTTGTTGTCCACTGTCTCCTTTTTGTGGTGTTTGTAATTTGCCATCTCTGCAATTTTGTTGTATCATATTAATACATTTTCTTAAATCAGGATATGATGCTTTTACATAAGTGTCTAGTGTTTCAATGTCTTGTTCTGTTTGTTCTGCAATTAATATTTCTGCCACCCTTGCTGTAAATTCTGTTTTGTCAATTACTTCCATATGGAAACCTTGACATCTACTATGAATTGCTGGAATAATTCTATTTGGATAATTGCAAGTTATTATAAATCTTGCTGAAGTATGATATGTTTCCATAACACCACGTAATGCCGCTTGTCCATTTGGACTCATATAGTCTGCTTCATCTAGCAATACATATTTGTAATCGCCAAATGGCATAATTTGTACAAAGTTATTAATTTTTTCTCTAACAGTATCTACAGAATTTTCTCTAGAAGCATTTATTTCTAATATGTCATAACTGCTAACTTCAAGTTCATTGAATAATACTTTTGCTAATGTAGTTTTACCTACACCTGGTGCACCACTTAATAATAAATGTGGAATTGCTTTATCATTAATCCAAGTTTGTATTTGTTGTCGTTGTGCATCGTCACGAACAACATATTCTTTTAATGTTTTTGGTCTATACTTTTCTACCCAAAGTTCTTTCATTTATTTTTTTCCATTAATATTTGTTTTGGTGTTTTAGACCCAGGCTCAAGTTTTACTAATCTACAACTTAATAATTTCTTTTTACCTTTACTTGTATAAACAACTGGTTGTCCGTTTTCATCGGTTTCTATTGCTTTAATTTTTGTTTGAACATTTCTAAAACGTCCTACGGAAATTAAATCTCCTACTCTAACGTTTAATTTGTATTCTTTCATTTTGACTCCATCTGTACCAGTTTGGCTTTTGTTTTATTCTTAATTGTATTCTTTCTCTTATAATTTCTAAATCTTTAGCAGACGGCATCCAATCATTGAATAACTCATCTGGCCATTGTTCTCTTTTAAACTTACGTAAAGGATCAGGATTCATTCCTCTATTTTTCATTTCTTTAATAAGTTCTAAATATCTATTATACAAGTATTTGCCCTTATTGTAAAAGAATTTTACGTGGCCTTTGTTAAGAGTAAACTCTTTTGGTAATGTTTCTTTTGTTTTATTCCAATTAGGTGATTTTAGTGAACGTTGTAATGAAGGACCTACCATGAAAATTTCTCTATATTCAGCGACAAGGTGTTGATCGGATAGTTCGGTAATAGGCACTAAATTAATTCTTGTCATATTTGTTGTCCTGCGTTTCCTTCTGTTATCCTTGTAATAATATCTTTAAACATCAAATCAATTTCAGTTATCATATCCCATAACATAGCCATATCGCTATATTGTTTTGATATTATGAATAACATTAAAATTATACAAATAGAATTAAGTAATGTTGCAATTTTAAATATCACATACTAATAATATATAAATTATGGTTTATTGTCAATCTTTGTAAAATGCCCATTGTCCTATAATTTCACTGCATTCTAATTTAAAACCATATTGCCGATCAATGTCTCGTAAAATTTTATTTGCCTTGGCCATGCTTAATCCTATATCTGCCGGTAATGGTAGTGCTTCAATTTCTTTTTCTTTCATTGCTTTTGCGGCCTGTACTCTATGCCATCCATCTGTTAAGAGAAAATAACCGGAATCTTTTATGGGTGTTACAAGTATTGGATCTAACGGTTCTGATTGTTTTTTCAGTTTGTTTATCCAACCTCTCTTTTCTTTGTTGAGTGGTCGTTTTGCACCTAACCCTAGTTCGGCCATAGTGACAAGTTTGTCTATAGGCACAAACATTCTTTTAAGTTTAATTTTTTTAGTCCGTTTCATAATCAATATCCCAATCTATTTGAGAAATTATTTTCCATTCTTCACCTTTAGGGTAAGGATGTGATCTATTTGGCCATTCACGAGCACCAGAAGAGTCGTTCCACTCTTGTACACATTTAGGACCACAAAATGGTTTAATAATTCTTTTGTCAAAGTTATCAAAGTGTAATGAATCAAACCAATATATAGCATCGTAAAATGTTTTTTGACAGTTATAACAAATATGAAGTCTTTTAGTCATTGCCCGGAAGTGATGTCATTTGTTGGTGCCCACCTGTGTTGACATATCCGGCTTGTTTTCTATTTTGTTCTGGTTCTTCGTCTGATACAAGTAAAATATCGTTCTCGTCGATCATTCTTACTTCTAGTTCAACACCGTCTTTACTAACTTTTAATGCTCGAGACCATCTGCCATGTGCAACCATTACCCATTGTCCAACTGTAACATCTTCTTGTTCTTTGCCAATAGCATATACTTTTGCCCAACGTGGGTGAATACCTGCTTGAGATCCGTCATCGTCAACAAGTATAATACCACCTGCAGATTTTGTTTCTCCAAAGTGCATATGAGATACTAATACTCTTTTTTTAAGTGGAGTGATGTCGTGATTTATGGTATATTGTTTACCACCGTGTGATCCAAAGCCTCGTTGCTGTAAATCTTCTATTTGTCCCATATAGAAGTATTATATAAGAATTATTCTAACCCGTCAAGTGCCGCGTCAATACCTTTTTTCTCAGGTGTAACTACTGCCGGTGCATCTGGTTTTGATGCTTTTGGTTGAGGTGTTGGTTTTGAAGCAACTGGAGTCATTTTTTGTACTGGTTTTGATTGTACAACTCTTCTAGCAGGTCTTCTAGTTTGTGTGTCGTCAGCTCTACCACGTGGTTGTTCATAATATTTTGCAATTACTTTTTCTTTTGGAACTGCAACTTGTCCACTTGGTCCTAAAATATCACCTCTAGCATTAACGTTCATATTACCAATTGCTCTAACTGATTCGTTAGCCGCTCTTAATTTTTCAATATCAACCATACGACCTTGCATGGTTCTATACATTCTTTTTCTTGTTGGTCTTGCTACCATTATATGCTCCTATTATGTTTACTTATCATCGTAGAAATTCGGCGATATTTAAGTTGTATTGCAGGGGATTTATTTTATGTATGCCTATTAAGAATAAACAAAAACTTGCTACACTACTACCTCTGCCTACTCCCCATACTATATTATTTGTTCGTAATGTGTCTACAAAGTAAATTAAAAATTGTAATACACGAATAAATTTCTTTTTTTCAAACAGTTTATACTCTTGTTCAACCCTATTACGTTCTTCTTGTGTTTGACATTTTTTTAATAGATAATCTTTAACATCTATTTTTGAATATTTTATAGGCATATACCAATTGTTAATCATATCTGCGTCAAAAACTTTTGGTGAAGGTCTAGAAGGAACAGATTGTAATTTTTTAAATGGCAAACCTGTGTCCATTATACTAATATTGTATTGTTTTGGATTTTCAAAGAATAGTTTTGAAATATCTAGATTTGGATTAGAGTATAGTAATTCCATTGCATCGTTTTCTGTGTAGATGCAATCGCCTGTTTCATTTATTTTTATTTTTTCCGCCATCTAAAACCTTTGGATTAAACTCAAATATTTTAGCATGGTCTTCGTGCTTCTTGTCAACTGGATTTTTATTGTTCCAACTAAAGTGTCCTGTATAAATGCCTTTATCGAGTTCTTTATCATATGTTGCCGTGTCTGCCCTTAACCACCATGGATCAAAAGTTTTATATTTTTCTGAAAACCAATTGGGTGTATCTAATAATATAAGTTCTTTACTGTTTTTGTCAACTGAATATGTAATACCATCGCCTTGCCAACTGCTTAATTCTAGTTTACTAATGGTAATTTTAGAATCTAATATTGAATTTGCTTTGCAAAAACATACTGCCGCCATGATTTGATCATATGGTGGTTTTGGTAATTCTATAAATCTATTGTTAGAAGATTTTTGTAGTATATGGTAAAGAGGTTCATCTCTCCAAGTAGTAATTGTATTTGCAAAAACCATTTCAAAAAGATTTTTTAATCTATCAAAATATTCTGTTTGGTCTTTTAAATTTGCTGTGTGAGGTGTGATATGAATAGTAACATTATATTCGTTTGAAAATAATTCGCCGTCTACGATTATTATTGATTTGAATTTTGTCTTCCACGAGAAACTGTTTGACATCAACAGTACTTACTACTCAATATTAATTAAGTCACCCATATCTGGTTCGCCTCTGGCATCTTTAAATTTTTTATGCCACTCTTCGAGTCGTCTTTGTCTAATTGCATCTTGATATGTCATTAGTGCGTGTTGTAGCTTTTGCAACATATCGGGATTTCTTCCTCTTCTTGCAATAGCAACTTTTCTACTAAGATCTTTAATTCTTTTTGAAATGTCCTCTTCAGACATATTATTAATTTCTTCTTGTAAGGGATGAAAATACATTACCACCTCCTATTAGGTGTACATTTTACCTAATTGATGCATGAATATTGTTGTGCCGTTATCTGGAGACAAGAATTCATATAGGTATCTACCTGTTGTAGGACAAGTAATAGTGTTACTTGAACCATCACCGCCATTTACGTTGTCAGCAACTAGTACCGCTGTTGGTATGGTAATTGTGTGAGTAGTAGAAATGTAAGTTATGTCTAAAATAATTCTTCCTAACTCGGTTGCGGCTGGCCAATTAGTAAATGATAGAGTAACTGTGGCATTTGTTGTTAAAGTTTGGTAATGTCCGTTTGTGTGATTTAATGTAATAACACCACCAGTAGTACCATGTGCATAAATTGTTTCAGATGTGTCTTTAAATTTTGCTCTAGTAACTTCATTATCTGAAAAGTCACTTGAAGCATTTAAGTTTGCTTTGTTATTTTGTAATGCTTCTATTTCTGTTTTTGCTTCAGTAAAATTGTTTTTAATATGGCTAAAATTATCTCTAAAACCTTGAGATGAATTGTCTTGTCCTGCTTTAGGATATGTTCCATCAATATTACCTGGTACTATGTTACTTGCCATTAAAATATTCCTTTGTTTCTAAATTTAAGATATTTATCGTTAGCTCTTTCAACCGTAATAATAGTGCCGTCCGACGGTACTTCTTTGGTAAAAGTAATAGTAGTCTTAGCAGTGGTAGTATTATGAGAAAGTTCAATACCATACTCGTGATCTGAAGATCTTAATGTTCCGTCAGCAGTCAAATATGTTGGATTTGTTGCATCTGCTGTTACACCATCTCCTACGTATACAATAGCACTTCCTTCTTTAACTAAAATATCTTCTTCGTGTACAATTTCGTCTAATTGGAATGTAGTTGTAGATCCATCACCTGTAAATTTAGCAGGTGTAACTTTGCTCTTGCTGATTAGATATCTATCAACAATAAAATCGATATTTCTAAAAATTAATCCTTTATCTGAAATTCTTTTTCTTAATAAAGCTGAAGTACCTGGTTTGCAATAACAAATTGGTACTGCTAATACAAAGCCTAATGGTGCTTTACCACTTGATTGTATTGTTTTCATCCATAATGGTAAATGATTCCATTCTTTGTGTCCTAAACTTTTCATTCTGCTTCTCATATTTGCAACTGCGTTTGGATAAAGTGTTGCCATAAAATCTAAATCTGCTGAAATTTGACCTGCATATGGAACTTTAGAACCTGCTGTACTAAATGATAACCCGCCCGATGTAGTAATATTCACATCATCCATATCTGTAGTTAAATTAACTGTTCCTGCTCTAGGACCTAACATAGGTTTTGCAACATCTGTTCTTAATGTAACCGATGAACTAATTGCTGTACCATCTTTATTAACAAGTTTGTCCTTCATTTCAATATAAACAATTTCATATTTTATAACATCGTTTTCTTTTGCAACTGCTGTTTTCAAATCTCCAAAATATAAAGTTTTTGGATCATGATTTTGTGCCATTTGTTGTTGAAATGTTGTAAGTGTTTGTGCTTGTAGTCCTGCTAACATTAACATCTCAGGATTTAGTTTCATTCCAAAGTTTTTATCCTCTGGTCTATAAATGTAAGCAGGAGAATTAATATTTGGATCTTGTGCTATTGCATAAAATACGTTTTGATCAATAAACGATGTTGAATGTCCAGTCATATTTCCATATTCAACAGTAGTATATGGAATGTCAATGTTTAATGTAAATTCTTTTGATGTTGCCGCCGATTGATATTGGTCACTAACCGTAACTGTAAATGTATATGCTCTAGTTGAATCAGTAAAATCACTTGGATCAATTATTCCTATTAAATTTCCGTGTTCAGAAAGTGTTATACCTGTTGGCAACGATCCTGATGTAACAGAATAAGATAAAACTCTATCTGTTGCTTCAGCAACAGCTACAATTGATAATATACTTGGAATATCTGCTTTTAATGTTCCTATAACTGTTGGTGTAGTAAATGCAATTCCAATATCAATTTCTCCAACAACTTTCATTGTAAAAATTTGATCAGTGAATACATTTACACCAGTAGAAATAGTCCTATTAGCTCTTATTGTAAATGTGTAAGAAGTTTCAATTGCTGATTGTTTTGCAAGTGTACCATAAATTTCTCCTGAGTTAATATTAATTGATAACCCACTTGGTAATGCACCTGCTTGTATAGAATATTCTAAACTAGTTTGTAATGGATCAAAATCCTCAACATCAATTTTAATAACACAGGCGTTGTTGTGTCTAAATGTTCCAAGGTCAGATGCTGTTTTAAATATTGGTCTTCTGTTTGAAGAAAAGTCAACTGTTAGTGCTGACCCACCAATTGTATTCATATCTGCTCTTATTGCCGTATTAGAAACTCTCCAATAATCTGCTGAATAAACAAATATTGAATTATTTTGATCTACATAACTTGTACCATCCGAAACACGTATTATAAAATCAAAGTTTTTGGAAATAGATTTTGATACTACTGCAGGATCGTAAATTTCTTGATCACCACTTCCACCATCATCTTTTGGATAATCTTCTGCGGCATATCCACCTCTTGCACCATAACGTTGATCATCTGTAAGTTCTACTATACCAGATATTAAACCTGTAGCTGACATAGTAACTCCTGGCGGCAATTCTCCGTCTACTATTTCGTAAAATAAAGTTTGTCCTGCTCTTGTATCAGTATCACTAGCTACTATTTGAAATGATAAAGATGAGCCATCTAATATCCAATATAAACCAACTCTTGTAGAGTCATCTAATTGTAGTTGTCCTGATGTAGTTGTAAATGTTGGAGCATCTGCACCATCAACATCTAAATAAAAAGTTCTGTCTGTAATCTGGGTACCAGCAGTGGCACGTACTACGAAGGTGTATCTAGTTCTTTTCGAAACCTCTGCTGGAATACCCGTCAGTAAGCCTGTTGAAGTAAGTTCCATTCCTGAAGGTAGGCTCCCTGCGATTATGGAATAAGTTATGGTCGTAGAGTCGCTTGTATTCGCTTCTAATTGTAGAGAATACGATACTTGTTCGTCAATTGACGCTAATTTACCTGCTGTGGTAGTCCACACTGGTGTTGCCATTAAAACTTACTCCTTCACCAGTATTTATGGAGTATTAGATTGTTATTATGCTTGATCCCAGAACGGTATAACTCTTAATGTACCTGCAATCTTGACTTTTAAGTACCCTGTTGGTGCACCCGGAAGAGCTGATGCTCCGCCTGCCGATCCTATAGTAGTTTGTGTAGGTGTATTAAAATCAAGTGTACCTGTACCTTGTGTATTAATAGACATATCTCCATCTGAAGTGTCCATTTCAAGTTTGTCTGTTCTTAAAGTAGTAAATTCACCAACTGTTCCGTGAATCTCAGCCGCTTGGAAGTTTGTATTAGTTCCACCTACAGTAACATTTTGTCCTGCCGCTGGTGTTAATGTAATACCACCTGATGTAGCCGAAAGAACGTTGCCGTCCATTCTTAAATTATCAACATTAAATTGACCAGTTGTAGTTTGTGTACCTGTATGAGTAATATTTGATGCAATATTAACAACACCAGTACCAGCTGGATCAATATTAACGTCACCATTTGTATCTGTAGAAATTGTTCCATCTGCTGTAATGTTTAAATCACCAACATTAAAAGTTCCTGACGTTAATGCTCCAGAAATTGTTGTATTACCTGTTGTTGTAACATCTGCTGTATTTGTTGTTCCAGTAATTCTAACATTTTCTTTAATTGTAACCTGTGATGAATCTGTGCTTGATATTTCTGTACCTGCAACTTGTATCGCACTAATTGATACAGCACCAGTACCACTTGGTTGGATTGAAATATCTGCATTTGATCCATTTGATGTAATAGAATTTGTAGTTAATGATCCTGCAGTAAGACTACCATTTACTATTGCTCCACCACTTAAAGTAGTTGCACCAGTTACTCCTAATGTTGTACTAAAACTGCCTGATGTTCCTGTTAATGCTCCAGTTACGTCTAATGCTTCTGCTATTGTAATTTTTGTTGAGTCAGCCGCACTTAAAGTTGTACCATTAAATGTAACTGCGCCTGCAACTACGTTTCCAGTACCACCTGGCGTCAAATTTATATCTGCATTTGAAGAAGATGTAATTGAGTTGTCATTAAAAGTTAAATTGTCAATGTTTACACCACCTGAACCGTTACCTGTAATTGTAACAGATCCGTTTGTAGTATTTGTTGTAATTGTTGTACCATCTATTTGAATATTATCTGCTTCAAACACACCAACAACTTTTGTTTGGTCACTTGATGCGTTTCCTAAGTTAATATTTCCGTTAGCAAATATATTTCCTGTTGCTGTAATATTTCCTGTTGCTGTAATATTTCCATCAACGTCTAAATTTTCGTTTACTTGTACTTGACTTGAATCATCTGAACTAATTGAAGTTCCACTAATTCTTATTGCACTTGCAACAACGCCTCCAGTACCACTTCCATTTAAAATTAAATCAGCATTAGAGCTATTTGCACTAATTTGATTTCCTGTTATTTCTATTTGTTGTCCAAACGGTGATGCACCGTATAATTCTGTAAAATTTGCATTTATCTTTGTAAATGCTGTTCTTAATGGATCACCTGTGCCGTCATTAGCCGCTGATCCTATTCCAATAGTTTGTTGTGCCATATATTAATCCTCTTTGTATGATTATTTATTTAGAATTCTATAAACCGAACGTAATTTATACGTTGATTAGTGTTTTTACAAATCTATATGTAACAGAGTCACTAGAAATAGGGATCATTAATATTCTGCATTGGCCACCACTAACATCTGCTGAATATGTAACTAAAGATGAGCCAGTTGAACTAACGCCTGTGCTTGAAATATAAGCAGTTGAACCATTATGAGTTACGTAAACTTCATCAAGTCCATATCTACTGTTTGATGTGTCGGTAATACTAACTTGATATTTTGCACTTCTATAAGTTGCTACTGCAAAACTATCCAATGGTTGTGCCGCCGACGATCCTGAGTGAGTTACTGTGCCATCTGATTGTGAAGAATTATTTAATACCGATAATCCAGTAATTGCTGTTGCTGTTAATGTTCCATTAACTTGTAAATTATCTGAAATTGTTACAGCAGAAGAATCTGTAGATGAAATAACGTTAGTGTCAATTACGTCTGCACTTAAAGTTCCAGCAACGTTTAATGCATCAATAATTTGTATTGCTGTTGAGTCATTAGAACTAATAGTATTTGTATCAATTGTATCAACGCTCAAGACTCCAGACACATTTAAAGCATCACTTACTTGTACAGCGGATGAATCGTCAGATGCGATTGTATTAACGTGTAACGTTTCATTAATTTTAATTGAACTTGAATCATCTGCACTTAAAGTTGTACCATTAATTCTAATTGCACCAATTATAATATTACCTGTACCAGATGCTTGAATTTCTAAATCTTCATTTGATCTTGTACCTTCAATTTTATTATCTCTAATTTGAATTCCTTCTAATTCTATAACACCTGTACCATTTGCAATTAATTTTAAATTTGCATTTGAAGTATTTGTAGAAATTTCATTTCCTTCTAAAGAAATTTGAGACGTAACTGGAGATGCCGCATATAATTCTGTAAAATTGGCATTAACAGCAATAAAGGCTGATCTTAAATCATCACCTGTACCGTCATTTGCATTACTACCTACGTTTATCGTTGTCTGAGCCATTGTTTATTATCCTGTGCTAATTTTTACGTCGTTACCACTTCTCCAAAGTCTTCCTGCTACTGCCGGATCTGAAGTTGGAAGTGCTGTAAAGTCTATTTGGGCACCAGTTGCCGCAAAATGTCCTGTTACCTTTGCTCCGCTGAGTGTAACTCTAAATTTTTCTGCCATACTTCCATCTTGGTTTTGGAAAACTATTTCTTTGTTCGTTCCATCGGTTCCATCCATGAAAATCTTGGCTCTTACGTTACCACCAATACTTTGGAAATTAATGCCAGGTGTGTTTGCGTCGCTAGTTGTTCTTTGTAGTGTTAAAATTGCATTAGCTTGTTTGATGTGTAATGAAGTGTCAGGTGAACTAACATCTCCTATACCTACTTGTCCGCCTGGTTTTAACAAAATGTCACCTGTGCCATTAGGCTCAATTGTGATGTCTCCATTTGTAGTAATAGATGATATAGTTGTATTGTTAATTTGTAATTGATCAATTTCTACAACCCCTGTACCGTTCGGTTGTACTTTAACGTCACCGTTTGTTAGTGAGGTTGTTAATAATCCAGTAGAAGGATCACCAACTAACTGGTATACATCTTCAAAATTCGTGTTGACTTTCGTAAAAGCGGTACGTAAAGTATCGCCTGTCGCCGAATTTCCCTCTGTTCCTGTGTCTATGTTTAATCGTGCCATATTATGTTTATGTGTATTTATTAAATAGTTTTATGTTCATAGAAACGTTGAAAACCATGAGATTATATGAGCGTCAGTCTAAACTTGGCATATACCACACCTTTCACCGCAAAAATACCATATATTATTTTAAGTGTGATTCGTGCGGAGTAACGTTTTTAAGACCTAGATCACAAGTAGACCCAGAACGGGCTTCTAACGATTATAAACACGTTTGTTCATACTGTGATAGCAAGAAATTTGCACAAAAAGTAGGTGTTAAAATGAGAAAAATATACCAATTAGACGCTAGTTCAACTAAGACTCTATAGTCTTAACCATTTAATATCATCACGTAATCCATCTACCCATCTTCTAAGGTCAGCATAAATTCCAACTTTAATATTAGGCAAATCAAAGTAGTGTCGAAGGAAATGATTAGCTTCAATATATTCTCTGCGATTAATATAGTAAAAATTTGTATCTTTATGTTTACGAATTATTTGTCTTAACTGAAACATCCATTCATATTTCATATATGCTTTCATACTAACTCTTGTTGGATAATTTTCACTGTTTTTATAAACGTTATTTTGTTCTCTGCTTAATTGATCTTGATAAATCCATTGTTGAGCACCTAAAATATCAAATGCTAAAATTATTATATTTTTAATTCCTGATTCAGCGGCTAGTAAAATTGCTGAACAACCAGATCCTCTATTTTGAGAAAAATCAACTGTTCTAATTCTATTGCCTTTTTTAAGATCACCACCTCGCCAAATTCTGTAAAGTTTTAAACCTTTAGGGCAATCTTCTTCTTTATCATTTGGCATTACATAATTCCACTTAGATATATCTTCCGGACCGTATATTTTTAAATTAGGATTTGTTTTATCATACCATAATTTTAATTCTTCATACATTGGAGGATTAACTGCGACAATATGATCACAAAGATCAGGACGATCTCTGTATATGGCATTACATCCGTAAATTATGCCTTTATTTTTTAAATCTTCTATAGGAAAAATTGCTCTGCTTTCGCCGTTGCCTATTATAAATGCTGTGTCCACTTATACTCCAAATGATTCTCCACAGCCACAGCCGCCTGATGCATTTGGATTAATGATTTCAAATTGAGATCCGAAAACTTCTTCTTTCCAGTCTATTTTTGTACCAGCAACGTACATCATTGAAGTTTCGTCTACAACAAATCTTCCAGTGCCCCAGTCTTCCGTAACATCATCTTCTTTTATGTTGTCTTTGGATTCAACAAATCCCCATTCGTATTTGAAGCCTGCACATCCGCCACCTTTGACTGCTAAACTAATTGCATATTTGTCAGGATTTTTTGATAGTAATCCTTCCATCTGTGCTTTTGCTGTATCTGTAATTTCAAACCATTTCATATTAATATTTACCTGTTATTGTTGCCCATATTGGCAACTCCGATTGCTAGAAAAAATGCAGTAGCTTCTTTTTTATCTTCAAAACTCATAAAACTATTTTGATCTTCCCAATTATGGTGATAAGGGTTTGGAACAGCATCTTTAGGTCCTTCAAACCACCAACCCCATTTGCTTTTACAATTTGCTGTACACCATTCAATACATTCTCCCATAATACCGTTTGAATTCATGTCGATATCATACTTAAATCTTTTATCGTAACCACAATCCTCAGGTACTTCATCTAAACCTGGCTTTGTTCTTTTTACTTTTACTTTTCCGTAACTTTTTCTACCAACTTGTCGCATGATCTAAATTCCATTTTTTTGCGGAGCATTTTTCACCGCATTCACGTGGACCTTGTCCAAATAATAAATCTGTAAATAATTTTTTCCACATAGGATCGTCTAATATTTCTCCTAGAGTACTTGTCATATTAATATAGTTAAAAATGTTTTTGTTATGTGCGTATCTTAACCCTGTCCAACAACAAGGATAAAATTTTCCTTCAGCATTTATATATAAACCTTTATTGCCTATCATACATAACGGAACAATAGATCTAGATACTCTAGCATACTCTTGTTCTATATTTTCATTATAAAATCTTTTTGTGTAAAGAGCAAGACAGTTATCTTCCCATTTTTTGTTGGTTAGTTTAGTAGATTGTCTGGTAAACCTACCAGTTGCAATATATTTGTCACTTGGTTGTAAAGGATCATTGGTAGGATAACTTGGATAATTTTTGTTAAATTTTGTACTTAATGTCAATTGGAAATTATCAAATTTATATTGTTTTGCCAACTGACGCATAAATCCTATTTTATCTTCGTTAAATTTAAATGCAATCGCGGCCCATGTTTTGTATGCTTTACTTTCACGTAGGACATTAATTCCTAACATTATAGAATACCAATTGCAGTTGACCCTGTATAGATTGTTTGAAGTTTGATTCCATCCATCAAGTGAAAAATGTATATGATCTTTTTCATTTAAAATAGAATTTAAGTCTTCCCACCATGTTTTTGTTTTATAAGAACCGTTAGTAACTATAACAAATTGTACTTTATTATTATTTTTTCTAAACCAAGACAATATTTTTAGTAAATCTTTAGCATATATTGGATCACCATCATCTCCACAGAAAGTTAGTTTTTTAACTTGTTTTAAAAGTTTACCTTTAAAGTTTTTTTGAAACCATCCTAGTGATAATTCTTTATTTGTAAGTCCTTCCGGAACTTCTTGTCTAGAACATCTAGGACATTTTAAACTACATTTAGAACATAGTTCAATGTGCCAATGTTCAAGCGGCCAGCCGTGTATATTTTTAAATGTCATGTGTTTCAATTAATCTGTGTATTCCGATAAGGTTATTATAGTTCCAATATTTTGAAGGCATATGATCCCACGTAATATTATCTTTTTTGCCAAGCCACAAGTTATTAGTAGGTTCAAGTTCGTATGCATTTAAAATATCATCTGCAATAGGTTTGTATTTGTCAATAATATAATCGTATGGAAATTCTTCCATACAAGAAGCAAGTGTATTA